TATTTAGGTCATTTATAAAGCCGTTTATTTTATCTATAACTTTATTAAATACAAATTTTACTCCCTCCATTACAACACCCGCGCCGGTTTTTATAACTGTTGTAATAGTTTCTACAAAATTGTTTCCAAATTCTTTTAATTTAGGAACTAAAAAATCTTTAGTTTTTGTTAAAGCGTTCATAAAGACATCTTTTAATGTGCCTAAAAGATCCCAATTTTTATTAAAAAAGTTTAGTAAGCCGTTAAATATATTTTTTAAACCCTCTACCGCTAAATTTACATCGCCACTAAAAAGCCCGCTAATAAATTTAACTACACCACTAAAAACTTCTTTAAGGTTGTTAAATTGTTCTTTTACAAAATTTAACCCGGTATTAAATGAGTTAACAAATCCGTCACCCTTAAAAAAGCTTATAAAATTAGTAAATAAGTTTTTTAAAAAATTTATACTATTAGTTACAAAATTTCTAAAAACCTCAACATTATCAAAAGCAAACCTAAAGCCTGCGGCAAGGCCTGCTATAGCACCTATTATGAGCGTAACGGGGCTAAATAGAGCCGCAAACGCACTAGCTATAGATATTACGCTAGCTAGTAAAATACCGCCTATAACGACCGCTAAGCCCGTAAAAGCAACTTTAGGGTTAGCTTTAAAAAACTCGCTAATTTTATCTACTACGGGAGCTAATCTTTTTTGTAAACCTTTAAAAGCGTCAGTTAATTTATTTATAGTTGATCTAACTACATCACTAGCAAAAAAACTTTTTACGTTATCTACAAAAGCCTGCAACCCCGGTTGTATCTCCTTAAATTTAGCTTGTATTTTATCTATAGCCTCAATAAGTAACGGCGCTAATTTTTGTCCGATTTCTATTTGTAAAACAGAAAAAGCAGCCTGTAATTTTTCTAAAACTAATCCTATCCCTTTAGAGCCTTGGGCAAATGCGTCATCTGTAGCTCCTACAGAATTAGCGGCAGCAATTATTTCGCTAGCAAATTTTTCGCTACCTTTACCGGTTAAAGTTTGTATAGCTCCTAAAGCCTCTACCGACCCTACGTATTCCGCTAGTGGTTTATTGTTTTTTTCCGCACCGGCTTTGATAAGATCAAAACCCTCTTTCATATCTCCACCGCTAGCTATAAATTCCTCAAAACTTTTACCGGTTAGTTCTGTAAAAAGTTTAGATACTTTGCTAGTAGGTTTAGCTAGTTCAGATAAAGCAGCTCTTATTTGTGTCATAGCAACGCTAGTAGGTGTACCCGAGGCGGTTAATGTAGCAACCGCGGCAGTTACGTTACCGAATTCTATACCCATAGACGCCGCAATCGGTGCGACGTTGAACATAGCTTTAGATAATTGTTCTACCGTTGTTTTACCACCTTTAACTGCGGTAAAGATTATATCGGAGGCCTCGCCTACGCTAATTACATCACTACCAAAAGCATTAACTACAGTAGTTAAACCGTCGACGGCTATACCTAATTCAGTAGCACCACCTACGGCTAATTTATTAGCGGTTTCTAAAAAAGCAAAAACATTGTCGGGCGGTACACCGGCGGAAAGTGAATCGTATAATGCCGGGATTATATCTTCGGGTAGCTTACCTATTTCTTTAGCTAGCCTTAAAACATCTGTATTTATTTTATCAAAAGCCTCTTGCGTTGTACCGGGTAATAAAGTAAATACCTCATTCATACCCGTTTCAAAATCTCTAAAAGCCCCTAGTGATTTTGTAGCTACGGCTCCGGCCGCAACACCTATACCGGCAAAAACTTTATTTATTTTATCCCCGGAGGATTTCATTTGGGTGCCTACGTCAGAAAACTTTTTACCTACTTTTCCTACGTTGCCTAAAAACTTTTTAGTATCGGCTAAAAATTCAAACCGTAACGTTTTGGTGCTTTGTGCCGCCATTATTTATTTCCTTTTATAGCTTGTTTAACTGTGTCAAACATTCGGTCGCTATAATCTTCTGTTATNCCGGGTACCGCTTTAGCTATTGTAGGCTCTGCTACGTAACCGTGTACCTTAACACCCTCCGGAAAAACTCCTGTGCTTTTCCATTGGTTGCCAATCCATTTTTTATATACACGTCTTTTAAGTTCTTTGGCAGGAAACATTACACCCTGAAAGTTTTTATCCATATTTAAACTATTACCTTGTTTGCGATTAAAAAAGTTTACATATTGATACTCACGTCCAAATTCTAAAGATCGAACAAATTTATTAGTTTTACGTATATCTAAGAACGCAACCCTATCTGTACCTCCACCGACAAAACCTTTGGCTCCTTGTGTTTTTTTGGGTACGGATTTTCCGTTTACGCTTTGTTTTAATGCCTGTGTACGAGCTGCGGTTTGAACTTCTTTAGAAATTTCTTTATGTAAGCCTCTAAGTGCTTTTCTTACTTCTTTACCTTGTTCTAAATCTCGTAAACCTTTTATAGTATCGTTTAAACCGTCCACGGCTATACCCGAACTACTTGTAGTTTTAAATATACCTTTAGCCATTATTTTCTTCCGCTCTTTTTTGTAGTGAATTTTGTAACGCTAAAAACATTGGGAGGGGTAACTCCGCAACATCTATTGGGTTTAACCCGGCGGCCAAACTTATGTCAGCTATTAATTCTAAGTAATAGCCACCGGTTACTCCGGGTCTTCGCCACCTAAACCGTCTATAGTAGCGACGGTATTTAGCCATTTATCAAAATCATCGGTTACGCCGGTACGCTTACTAGCGTTCCAACATAAAAACATTAATTCCTCAAAACTTAGATTTTCTAATTCGCTCGCAGGTCGTTGTCCAAACTTACGTTCTAAAGCTACAAAATCTATTGGCCTTAACGTTACTTCCTTTTTAGTGTTGTCGTCTAATACAAGTGTGAGTTGGTGTAACCCCTGTATAGTCGCCATACTAAGAAGTAGCTCTTGTTATTGTGCCGCTAGTTGGAAAACTAACAGAAAAACTTGCTAACTCTCCTACACCATTAGCCACCGGTTGGTGTTGGTTTACCAAAACACTTCCGGAATAACTAGGGTTAGTAGCGCCAACAGATCCCGCGTCAGCCTTTAAGACGAAAGTAGTAACAGTTCCTAAAAGTGGAAACAATGTTACGTCTACTTCACTAGAGGCGAAATCTTGTTGGAAATCAATACTTAAAGTACCGTCCTTAAGACCGCCTAATCTACTCTTAAAAGTTTGACCGAATGCAGTTTCTTCTATTTCGTCTGCCGTAATATCTAAAGTAACGCTAGCTATGTGATCTGAAAGGTTTACACTATTCAAAACTAGGCTTGCGTTATTTAATACAAACTTTGCCAATTCTATCTCCTTTTCTTATAGAATAATTTTACGTCCTATTGATCTTAACGAGCGTAGTATGACATATTAAAAAAACCCGGGCTACATATAAACCCGGGTTTTTCCGTACGTAATTAACTAGGGAGTTAATTTACGATTTTAAACAAGCTTTAATAAATTTATCATAATCAAAATTAGCATTATCTTCTTCAAATCTCATAGCTAAATTATTCATTAATTGTTCTAATGTCAATGTGTCGCTATCTTTACTTATTTTTAACTTATACAATTCATTAATTTCTTCTGCTATTAATACATAATATTTTCTACTTAACGCCATTATTTACCTCCTACTAATACAAAATGTTTTTCATAACATTTATTACACATACGACTATAAAATCTTCTAGGGTCTTCAAATTTTTCATATATATCGACCATAATTAATTTTTCACAACTTTTACAATTTATTTCTTGACTCATTATTTACCTCCTAGTAACTGTTTTTATAATTTTGTATAACCATTTAGTTTATATTTTTTTGTTGTTGCCCAACACGAAAAACACAACCACGCTTTTTTTTCAGTTATTTTGTGTAAAACTTCTATAACATTCCAATTATATTCTTTACATACTTTACAATTCATTATTACTCCCTAGTAACTGTTTTCTATTTGTTTTAAAGCTAATCTAACTTTTACAGTATTAACTAACTTTGTGTTTATATTGTTTTGATCTAAAACTTCTAATAGCGTAATACTTTTAGTATTAGAGTTTAGGTTTGTGTCTAAAGCTATAAATTTTACCGCTTTAGTTTCTATTTTATTTAGTGTCATTTTTACTCCCTAGTAATTGTTTTATAAGTTAATTATATACTAGTTAGGTAAAATATGTCCGGTTTTATTGGGTTTCTAGGAGTTTTTTTTTAAATATAAACGTTAGGCTAACTTACTAAGGAGCTATATTTACGCCCGGCAAATCGCTTTTAAATGCCCTCTTTGTGCGTTTAGGCTATGCCGATTGCCGCGTGGATAGACAAAGACGGGTTAGTACCGCTAACGGTATAATTTAACCTAAAAAAAGTATCAGTTATAGCGCCCGCAACTTTTTTGATTTCGCTATTAATAGCGGTAATACTTGTAAAGGTTGCTCTATCTGTAGGGCTTGTAAAATCTCCATTATCATCGGATTGTAATTTAAAAGTAATTGTTGGCGTACTTGTACCGCTTACCCCGTAACAATGTACTACGGCATAAAGGTTTTCAGTAGCTCCGACCGCTCCTAATTGTACGCCCGCGCTATTACCTGTCGCCGTAATGTCACCGTCTAATTGTATAGTACCCCTTACAACTGCATCGGTGGAGTTACTTTTACTTAGTGTAAATGGTGCTATGTCACCTATGCTACCTAATATGTTATAACTAAATAATTTTGACTTTAAAAAATAGGCGGTATTACCTACACCCGCGTCCGGTATTACGCTAACTATAATTTCGTTTCCTACGCTAGCTCCTAGTAGTGCGTCCGGTTTTTCTACACCGGCTTCAAAAAAACCGTCTATATTAAGGCTACTGTCTTTTAGACCGCCAAGTAATTCTCTAAAGCCTCCGCTATTTATAGTAGTAACGTCAAGTTCATCTGCGGTAATATCTAAAGTAACCGAGTTAGTATGTGAGCTTAAATCGTATCCTCCTAAAAATAATTTACCGTCTGTAAAAACGTATTTAGCCATTAGTCTTTATCCTTTTTAATTTTTTTAATTTCTTTATTTATTTTTTTATTAATATCTTTTTTTGTTATGGCCTCTATGTGACCGGCCTTTGTTAATGTTATTATTTTGTTTAAATCTGTTAGCTCAATAATTGAGCCGGGGTCTTTGTCGTCTATTTGTTTAGTTCCTATTATTTTAAATTTTGGCATTAACTTGTTCCTTTAGTGTAAACTTCTAGGCTTATGTTTGCTCCGATAGCGTCTATTCCGTTAAGGTTAACGTCCCCGGCGTAATTACTTACCCCGGTTACAGTAGCATCGGTATCGCTTAAACCTAATGTTCTATTATTAAATATAGCCTGCCTTAGAGAGCTACCGCCGGCTCCTGTAATATATAAGTCTAGAGCGTCTTGTGCCGTACGGCTTTCGCCTCGTTGTACCGCAACTAAAATATCAAAATTATAAAGATCTGTTCCTCTTTGCATAGCTAAACCGAAACTAATTGTCGTAGGTAAAACAATAGCTACCGGAAAGTTAATTGAGTAATCCGGAACTACATCGTAAACCCTTAAACCGTCAATATTATTTTCCAAAGTTGTTTTTAAGCCGTCGCGTATTTGTTGTAAACTAGCCATTAAGCAACACCCAAAACGCTACCTTTTCTAAATGGTACTAACAAGCGAGTAACTTCTCTATTTTGTTGTACGTTAACAACACCAAAGTCGCCTACACCCGCTACACCTAAAGGAGCATTTCTCATAGCAAAAAGTTCACTAGCTAGCATTTTACAAGCGTATTTTATAGGCTCCGGCGTTGCCGCGTAACCCCATTTAGCGGTCACTTGTGCGTAAGGCCTGTTACTTGTTACGCTTCTAGGCCATTCATATTCGCCGTCACTTAGTAATTGTATAATGTAAAAAGGGCTACCCTCTATACCGTCTACTACACCGTTAAGAGGTAAAAGTTTATATTCTGCGGCCGGTACTGTTGTTTCGTATGTACCGTCGTCGTTATCGTCATATTTAATTACTAGGCCGGTAATACTTGAAATGTCGTCAACGTATAGCCTGTAATAATCTCTTGTGAAATATTCTCTAGAGGTAGCGTTAGCGTCCGCGTAAAACTTACGACCGCAAAATGCGTCTATTTGTCTACTAGCTCCGTTAATAGCGTTATCTAATAAGTCATCGTCTACGCTATCGCCCGTAGGTATACCAACAAAAGTTTTAAGATCGTTTTGGGTTATATACCCGTTAACTATAGCCATAAATTATTTTCCTTTACGGCCTTTAGACTTACGACCTTTCATTTTTTTTGTACT